CCGCCGTCCCCGTTGTAGGCGATCGGGTCATTCGCTGCGCAAAAGCGGGTTGGCGCGTTGTCGACGACGGTATTGAAGTCAACGAGCTTTGCTAAGACGGTCGGGTTCGTTTCGGTCCCTGGGTCATCTCCGGTAAAGAGCGCCCCATTCGACGACACGACGAGTTCCGTCAACTGCGACGGCTGCGCACGATACCACCGAATGCCGGATGTGAACGGGCTCTGGATGAGGCCCTGTTCGTATCCTTGATATGCGATCCCCGAGCCGCTCCGTTTCCCCCACGCGCCAAATCGTCGGTACGTAAGGTTTTGGCAGTCGGTCAGGCCGTGACCGCCGACACGCGAAGGACGCGTCGATTCGTCCAGCACCCCGCCGAACTCAATCGCGGTGAACTTACGCTGTGGCGCGCTCTCCGATACCGGCAAAGACTACCACCACCCGCTCATATCGGGCGTGTCGTCGTATCCCGTTCCGAACTGCGACGACTGGTCGACGTCGTACTTGAACGCCTTGGCCTGCTGCACCGCGGCAGCGTACTTCTTCATGTAGCGGTCGGATTGCGTCGCGTCTTGCTTGCGCTCCCAGTAGTCGCCCAGCACCCGGTAAACAAGCGCCATGTGGTACATGGGCGGAATGTTCGGTGTGTCGCCTGGGTCGGCAAGAATCGTTCCAAGCGTCGAGCCGAAGAAAGTAATCACGTCGCCATTCGGCGTCAGATTCGTCTTTTGCGACGGCGAGACGATGAGCGAGCCCACGCCTCCAACCGTGCAGTAGTACGTCAAAGCCGTCCCAGGCGTGCTCGCCGCCGTCAACGTGATTTGGTTGTTGATCGCAGAACAAGGCGCATAAAACGCATTGACGCCGACAACCGCACCGCTTTGGTTGATGAGGCTCGCTAAAGCCGAAGCGATCGTTACCGGCGTGTCGGTGTTGAGCACCGTGTACGGCTGTGTCGTGTACGAGACGTAGCCGTTCGAGAGCGTCGCCGTGACCGTTTGCCCCGCAGTCGGCGTGCCGCTCACGATGATGGTCCCGGTCCCCGGCCCGACGTACTGACCGAATCCCGGTTGCGGCTGCAGCCGAATGTATCCGGCAAACGGCCTACGATAGTAATACGGCTGGCCCACCTCGTTGTAGAGTTGGTTGCCGGTGACGTTATCGAACTCTTCCTGCGAGAGCCCGACGAGTTTGTACGTCGGCTCATTGGACGGCGTGTATTCCACGCGCATGAGCGATACGAGGTCGGGCGGCACGGGGTAATCGAGTAGCGGAAAGACCGGACAGTTCCAGACTTTCTCTGTGAGCGATGGCGAGATGCCCGTCTCGGAGATGAACTGCGCAAGGGCGATATTCAAGTCGCGCGTGACGACGGTGATATTGAAGTCGCCCGTTGTCGGCGCGGGCCAGCCGGTATCCGGTCCTCGTTCTCGCAGCAGGTGCCACGTCCGGTTTTGCAGGTCCGTGAGCGCCATCGCGCCGGGCACTTGCGCCGGCGGATTGAGAAGAAGAACGCCACCTTCCGAGCCAAGGTCGAGTGCCTCCCCCGGCGCGACGACAAGGCGGTTGTAGGGATACGGCACAGCTTAGTCCGCGACGACTTGGATCGTCGTCGCTGCCGATGAAGCGATTTTGAGCTTCGCGCCGGGACCCAGATGGAACGTACCCGAGGTCAGCCCCGTAAGGACGTACGACACGCCGTCGTTCTTGGGCACCGAGATGCTTGTCACGGAGCCCGTGATATACAGGTCGCACGACATGCCGTACGTATTGGAGATGGTTCCCGTCCCCGGATTCGAGATGGTCGCAACCCAACCGAACGGATTGAACCCGCGGTTTCGGTACGCGACCCAGTTACCGTTCGTGCCAAGCGGCGGAGCAGTGCTCTGACCCGTTATCTGAATCATCCAGCCGTAGCCGCCGATGGTGTTCCCAGCGTTGATGTCCATGTCGTTGTCATGGACGCTCACCAGCGCCGTGTTGTCGTCGCCGAGAATCGCGTACGTTTGGTCGTTGATCTTGAAGTAGCAGCTCTCGACGATGACGCTCCCTGTCACCCAACTCGCGGTCGGAATGTGGATGATGGCGCCGGTCTGTCCGTTGCCCGGCGAGAGCGCAACGCCGATGACCTTCACCTGCCCGACGTTTTGGAAGTCGAGCGCGTAGGTTGTGATTTGCGTCTTGCCCTTGGTCGACGCGCCGATATTGCCACCGATGACGTCGATAAAGCCTGGGCCGGTCGTGTCCTGGTCGCCGAACACGATGCCGTCCTTCACCCAGTTCACGATGATGTTACACTGCGCGTGGTCGCCACCGATGAGGTAGCCGCCGCACCCGACTGTCAGGCCGGAAGCGGTCGCAAGTTGACCGATCGTGTCGGCGGAATCGCCAGGCCACAACCCGTTATCCGAACCGCCTGCAAGGTGATTGCCTGCCGGGTTCGAGAGCGTGACGCCGGAGCCGTTGCTCGAAACGGTCTTGATTTTGTTCCCGCCATATCCGTAAGCGGTTGCCGTAATCGTGACGACACCCGTCCCTCCCACTGCAGCGACTTCGTTTTGGTCGTCGGGGTGCAGCGGGAAGTTGGCCGGATTGGCAAAGAAGGCGTTAATCGTTACCGCGTCGTCCGAAGCCGTCTGCGTGAGCGATTTACCCGTTGTCTCGGAACAGACAACGCTGTACCCGTCGATGATGTAGGTGTGCGTTTGTCCGGTCGTCGGCGTGCCGCCCAGCGTGTACGTGCCACTCGCGAACGTTCCGCTCGTCGATGGAGGCGGACCGAAGTTGCCTTCACCATCGAAGATGTAGAACGTGCCGCCCTTGTACTTGCCCGTCGTATTCATCGAGAGAATCGACAAGCAGCCAAAGAACGGGCACTCGAAAATCTTGGGGTCCGCTCCGCCGTCGGATACCAGGCCATACGTGCCGCCGTTAACCGTGCAGCCGATAATCTTCAAGCCGTGCCCGAAGATGTAGACTCCCAGGTAATCGCCGATGAACTTGCAGCCGTATGCGACGTTTCGGCCGCCCCCGGCAAACGCCGTCAAACCGATGCCGACGCCATTCGTAAAAACATGGGAGTAAAACGTGTCGGTCACGGTCGCTTGGATGTTGATGGCCGAGCCGACGATTGAAGGCTTCGAGAGCTTGCCTTCCGCTGCCGGATACTCCAGGTCAATGTTCATCCAGGCCATGCCGGTCTTGCCGCCGGTCACTTTGAAAATGTCGTAGTCGCCCTGCGCGCTCACCTGGCTTGCGATCCCGACTCCGGCAATCGTCATATTCGTGCCGTTGGTGATAAGCAACGTCGACGAGATGATGTAGTTGCCGGCGGGGAAGAACAGGCATCCGCCGTTCGGGAGCGCTTGGCACGCGGCGATGGCGCGAGTAATCGCTGCCGTGTCATCGGTCGTCCCGTCACCCTTCGCGCCGTAGTCCTGGACGTTGACGACCAGCCCTGACACGTTGGAACTCGTGAACGCCGAGACGAGCGCCTGCTGCGTCTTGCCGTACTGGTTCGACCAAAACGCGACGGTATCGGTCGGGAGCGGCTGCGCAAGCGGCAACTCGTTGATGGTGTAGTCGGACTTCGGTTGGCGGTGTTCGACGCGCCGCGAAAAACGGCCGCCTTGAATGTCGAGATTTTGGTGCTTCTCGAACTTCGCACGGCTCTTGGCTAACTGTTGACGCGCCTGCTCCAGGAACGGGTCGATGAGCGACCATGCAGCATCGCCCTGCTGAAGACCCAGAACCCCGCGAGCATTGAGCGTGCTCGTGAGCGCCTTGCCGATCTTGTCGCCGCGGTAGTCGTCGGGCATCTCATGGGAACGCTCGTACGCGAGGCGTTCTTCCTCACGCGCCTTTGCCTCTCGCTCTCCTCGGTACAGGTCGAGCACGACGAGTCAACCTTTCTTGGGCTTGCGGGGACCGTTCCCTTGGGGCATGTTTTGCACGTCGCAAAATCCTTCGCCACCGATCGCACGACGCTTGGTCGTTGCAGCCCAAATGCCGACAGGATGAATCGGCGCTTCACGCGGCTCGCGAGAAGGCAACGCGTTCGTGTTCGTGTTGTCGCCGTTACGCGCCATTACGACACCGTAACTTTCTGCTTCTTGCGACGAGGACGCAACGTGTCCGGGTCGACCTCGAGGTTGACGTCGGTCTTGATAGGCGTACCGTCGAGATTGGTCGCAGGGGCGCAAGGGCCGCTCTCGAGCATCGGAATCGACGCAGGGTCGCCGTTGCCCGACGAGACGTAGACGACCGTCTTGCACCCCGGAAAACGGCACGTACCGACGAGTTGCTCGTCGGTGCGTTTACCGGAAACCGTAACGAGCGTGCCACATGCCGGGCACGGTCGAGCCGTTGCAACTTCAGCCACCGGCACCTGCAGCGACGGGAGGTTGCTCGTGGACCGCTGCGGCGGCGGGAATCGCGACGGCGAGCCCCTTGACCATGCCGGCCATCGCGGCCATCTCGCGACGCAACTCCTGCATCTGCTGCTCGTACTGCTCCGAAACGCGTGCCAACTGCGCCTGCGCCTCGGACTTCGCCTGCTCCACCGTCTCCTGCGGACCAAATGAATCGAGCGGCCAGTTCTGGTCGAACTCGCCAATCTCGTAGATCCGGTGACAACGAATCGGCGGGCTCTCCTCGCCGTTCGAGTCGATCATCACGATCGTCACGTCGGGGAAGCGATGCGGGCCGATAGGCGTCATATTCGGGCGGTAGCCTTCGTTGCGCATCGGATAGCCCCAGCGCAACAGCACCCGTTCGCGTTCGCGTTTCCAGAACTCCGAAAGGCGCTCTTGCTTGCGCGGGTCGGATTCGTGCTGAAACTCCTGGAGAACGTGGAACGGCCCGAACCAGCCGAATGCCCGACCGAGCGGTACGGTAATCGACTTGCCCGGGGCGAGCATCGTCACTTGCGTTTGACGATGCCCTTGCCCACCGTGCCATTTGAGGATGAGCGCTCGACGCTCGTCGATCTCGCCCTCTTTGTAGTTTGCCGCAAGCGTGATGCGGCACATTTTCTCCACCTCGACGGATTGGCGCGCTTCGCGCAACTCTGCGCGGCGCGCCATCTCGTCAATGCCGACAACTTCGGCCGGCCGCTCGTCCTGCACGACGGTCGCCATTAGGTTGCCGCCTGACACCAGGCCGGGATGTATCCCTTGAAGCCTGTCCCGCTTGCGAGTGTCGTCGAGCCGGCCGTATTCGTCGAGCCGCCGGTTGCGGCGCAAGCGAACGAGAGCGAGTTGGCGATCATGCCCGAGAGCGAAATGTCGAAGGAGAAGGTGATGTTGTTGCCGCTTCCGCCGTTGACGCGGAACAGCGCTGCAGCCGTGTTCACGGTGACGGTCACGACATTGGTCGAAGCCGTCGCGGTGAAAAACTTGCTGAAGTTCGCCTGCGAGTTCAAGTAGTCGCGCAACGCGGCGGCAGCGGTGGTCGTCGAAGTCGCCTGAGCGCTCGTGAGCGCCGGCGTCGTCCAGGTGGTCGTTTGCGATACGCCCGGAGCCGAGCTGACGTACGGCGTCTGGATCGTGACCGAGAGCGTGTCGCCCACGGCAGGCGTTCCACTGATCGTTGCGGTTTGCGAGGCTTGCGCCAGCGCCGCCGCCGTGATGGACGAACCGATACCTGAACCCGGCAGCGCAGCAACCGCTACGCCAAGACCGGGACCCGAAGCAGCGGTCGTGCCTTGCACGTACCCGGCAGTCGCACGCGACGCGATGAGCGGTAAGCCGTCGACGACGGTGACGGCCCCTGTGCCCGAGCAGTCGAGCAAGATGCCGGGGTGGAAACCCTTGAGCACCGCGTCGATACTGAGCGTGCCGCGAATGCTTGCCAATGTCGCACCCGTCGAATACACGGTTCCCGAAGGAGCCGAGAAGCCGGGCCATACTTCGGAAACGAAGCCGGCCAACTTCTGCTGGTTTGCGCCCGTACCCGGAAGCGCAACGCACTTTATGTCCGGATCGAGTTGCAAGTCCAGCGCGACGAACTGCAAGAGCGAGCCAGGGGTGTACGTTACGCCAGCGACCGGGCGGAACGCGCACTCCTCGCGGATATAGTCCTTATACTGCGAGCCGAGATCGCCGACTCCGGTGGTCCTGCCGGGCATAGTTTAGCCTCCCTTGCGGCCGAGCTTGACGTTGGTGTTCGAGAGAATCGAGGTCTTCTTGTTGGGGTATCCCTCGGAGAAATCTTCGGGACCCATCGAACCGGAAGCCGCGGTCTGAATCTCGCCCATGCGGATGTTGCCGTCCGCGATGCGCGTCGGAGTACCGCTTCCCTTGATGCTCTTGCTGTGGCCTGATTCTTTTGCCATGAGAAGTTCGCTCCTTACGCGTTGGAGATGTTGCGGTAGACGCCGGTCGCCGCAGGCTTGCGGACGTACATATTGCCGGTCACAAAGATGTGCCCGACGTCGACGTTCTGATTCGTCGGAGTCGTGAACCCGCTGAACGTGAAGTTCTCCTGCTCCGAGAGGTACAGAATCTCGTGGTCGAGATTGTGGAAATACATGGTGTTCGCCGGGTTGCCGGCGTCGTAGACGACCGGGCACCCCTGGAAAGCGATGTTCTCGAAACCGAGATTGCCGACTTCCTGCGTGACGTAGATCTCTTGCGGCGTGAGCAACTGCCAGTACGAGCCATACCCCGTCTTCGTCGTCGAGACGAGTTGGGGTCGCTCCATGTCGGTGCTTGCCGCCAGGAACAGCGTCATCATCGAAGCGGTCGAGAGCGCCGTAGACGAGCCGGGGTCGAAGACCTGGGCCTGCCACCACGGGTTCGCGATGCGGTCGATACCGAAGTACGTCTGGAATCCCGATGCGTCGTTGATCGCGCCGAGCAGGCCGTCCCAGTCCTTGCCGCCGCTGCCGGTGCCGTTCTTAAACACCTGCGCGCCGAGCAAGTCGAATGCCGCCATGTACGCCGACTCGACCTTATCCTTGATGAAGTTCAACTGCGCCGTACGGCCGCTCGTTCGGATCTTGTCGAGCGAAACGATGGTGACGGACGTCTGGAGTTGCTTCCAAGGCACCTCGAACGACGTGAACTCCTCTTGGTAGTCCGTCGGCAGAATGTCGGCACCGATGTAGACGATTGCCGTCTGATTCGGCTGCGCGAGAATCGGCTGAGCAACAATCGACCCGCCGTCGATGGTGACGAGTCGCTTCTTCGCCCGCATGATGCCGATGATCGGTCGCGCTTGATAGCGTTGGTCGACGATCGTCGGAATGATGTAGCGGTCGCAGAAGGTGTTGATTTCCGCCGTTGAGAGGAACGGAGTCTGCTGGGCTGCCACTATGAGTTACCTCGCATTAGCGTGTCAAGTCTGCGCGTGCCGCTTCGGCAACCGCGTCTTGGAGATCGGTGTAAATCTTCGGCTTCGCCGAAGCGGTCGACTGACGTGTCGCGCTGGGTTGCGTTCCACCGCCAAGAAGCGCCGGAGGCTTTTCGGGAGCCGGAGCGTTTTCGGGCGGCGGAGCGTTCTGCGCGCGGTACGCGATGAGACGCGCATCGAGCAACGCTGCTTGTTCTGCAACGACGTCGAGTAACGCATGAATATCGTGTTCGGGCACTCCAGCCGACGACTGCTCTTGAGCACGCAAGTCGGCGAGCTTCCACAGCGAACGGCCGAGCTTCTCGTCCTGAAGCAGGAACGGATACTTGCGGGTCACTTCGGACCACTCGTTATTCGCTCGGGTGCGACGCGCTTCAGCGGTCTGACGCGAGAGTTGCGCCTCAACGTGATCGAGTCGCTTTTGCACTTCCGGTGGCACAGCACCATTAGGTGCTGCGGCGGCACTCGGCTCGGGTTGAACCACCTGGTCGAAGTGCGCGGCACACTCTTGGAGGTACTTGACCTTCTCAGGAGAGCCAGTGTCCAAAATCGCTTGGATGAACGGCACCTTGTACGGCGCTTCGCGTAACGACGTGAGGAGCGGCACCCAGTCGCGCTCGCATTCCTCGGCGCTCGCATTGAAGACCGACCGATACTTTTCGGCCTGCGCAGCGCCCGACTCGTCCGCAATCGCTTTGCGCAGACGGTCGACGATTTGCTTGCGCGTCCATTCAAGCGGCGAACCGTCAGGGTTCGCTCCAAGGGCGATCTTCTCGTCGTCGGCATAGGACCGAATCGCCGACTGCTCGACGGCAGGCTTCTCGCCGGCCGGAGCCTTCTCGGGTACTTCCGCCGCTACGGGCGCAACAGCAGGCTTCGCTTCACCGGACGGCTTCGCAGGCTCGGGAGTCTCACCGCTCGGCGTCTCCGCGAGGGACGCGGTCGGCTCGACGACAGGCTCGGAAACAGGTTCAGTCGCGGGAGTCTCAACCGTTGCGAGCGCATCGGCAGCGGGAGTCTCCTTTTGTGCGCGACGCTCGCGACGCCGGTCGGCCTTCGCGTCGTCCTTGAGGAACTCGGAAACCGGATCGCGTTGCTCAATAGGCGGTTTCCCACCAATCGGCGGCGTTGACGAAGCCGTAGCGGGCTCCTGTGCAGGAGCGCTAACGGCTAATGGTTCCAGCGGTTTCTCAGCCATGCTCTCTTTCGTTGAAGCAGAGCGGACGCAGGCGCGGTGCAGCGGCCTGCGTCGCTCGCAGGTCGATCGCGCCTAGCGGCGGCTACGACGGCCATGATGACGGCCGCCTTTGCGGACCATCTTCTTGACTGCCTTGGTCAACTTTTTGCTGTACTTTTTGACCTTTTTGCCAGCCTTTTTCGAGTGCTTCACGTTGCTTGGTCCTCCTCTCATCGAACGTCTCGGAGGGTCGCTCCGAGCAGCCCGAGCGTATGAGCGTGCCGCACGCTCGAACCTCGGGAATCTACCGACGGGCAAGCGAGGCAAAAGAAAGCGCCCGTCACATCCTTGCGACAGGCGCTTCCCTGGTTCGGTGATAGGGTTCTCGTACTACGTGGCTACGCTCACCCTATCATGTTCCGGCGGTTCCTGACAAGGCCGTCGGCGCAACTTCGGGCAGCGGCGAGCCAGGCTTCGGCGCAGCGCTCAGAGGCGCGGCTCCGCCCGGAGCTTGCGCCGCCTGCTTCAAGGCATCGGCACAGGCGTTCAACTGCTGCGCGAGATTCGGGAACTGCGCCGCGGCAGCACGCAGCTTGATAATCGCTGCGTCGGCGATCTCTTTCGGGGTCGAGCCAGGGGAGCCGGTCGGGATCGCGCCGATGCCGGTTGGTGAGGGAAGCGCATCGGGCAAGTTTGGCGGCTGGCCTTTGCCGACGCCGAGCGCCGCGGCGGGGCCAAGGGCTTGTGAATACATTAGACCGGACCTCCAGCGGCAGGCGAGAGCATCGGAGAAACGGGCGGCTCAGGTTCCTGCGCGACACCAGCCGCAACGGCACGCGAAGGATGCACGACGTTCTCTTTCTTCCATTCCGCGTACGAGTACGCACCGTCATCCGAAAGCGCCTCGGCGAGTTGCGCTCGCGTAATCTCGCCGTGCAAGAACCCTTTGATGGCGTCGCGTACGAATGCATCGGCCTTCTGACGATGCACGGCTTCGGCTGCAGCGCCGAGCGGGCCACCGGGTAATGCGCCACCGCCCGGCGGCGGAGTGATACCACCCGGCGGCGGCGCGCCTCCCCCTGTCGCCCCGAGCGGAGAGGGAAGACCTGGATTTGGTTGGCCGAGATTTGCAGAATACATGCTACCTCACGACTGCCCGTTGCAGCGGGTTGGGAATCTGTGACGCCGGAGGAGGCGGCGGCTTCTTGCGGTGCGCCTTGGATGCAGCCGACTTCGGCGCAGGACCAGGCTTGCTCTTGTCTTTTGCCGCCGCCTGTTGAGCCGCATCGCGTGCCTCCTGCGCCTCCATACGAGGCAACTCCGTACGGTATCCCTCGATGCGGAACTTCGAGAGGAACCAACGCCGGTCGACAATGTGCTTGTCGTAGAGCGTCATCCACTTGTTCCACAAGCCGCTCGGACTCGTTGACAACGACGATACCGGCACGACCGAGAACTCGACCTGCCCCTGCAAGTCGGCATTGGTGTATTCCTGGAACCGAACGGCAACCGACGAAGCCGGCTGCACGACGTCGAGCGCCTCGCTGTACGGCCCGAATGCCTCGCCATCCCCTTCGCCGCTTTCTGGAGATGCAGCAGGCAAATCCGCCGACCGCTCCCGCAGAACACCAGGCCGGTCGATCGCATCGTATTGCTGCATGAGTTGCAGCCGCAGCTTGCCCCAACGCGTCAGACCGCTTTCGAGATTGCGCACCTTGCCGCGAATCGTCGCGCTGCCGCTCTCCTGCAACTGGTCGATCGTCGCAAAAGCGGTATTCGCAGCAGGCGTCACGCCGAGCACCGTCTCGTTGACGCCAGAAACCTCACCCATCGCCTTACGGATAATCTCGTGCAGTTCGAGGAACTCGCGCGGGATGACTGGCTTTTCGAGCGGCTGCAACGCGTCCATCTCGTCAAGCGGCACAAACACGCCTGCCTTGTTCTTGAACGTCTGCAAGTTGACGCCCGCGGTCTTTTTGACCTTATAGACCGGGTTGCCGATCTTCTCGAGGATCTCGTAGACGTTCGAGAGGATGCGGTTCGTTGCGATTTGCGGGTCGCGCAAAGCAATCGTCTCGCCTTGCCCCCAAAACGCGCCGACGTCGTAATCTTTCCACATGGCCCAAGGAAAGCCGTCGGTCTGGAACGGCACGGGCTGGTCGCGTAAGAGCACGCGTCCAGCAGCCGTCAATACCAGCCGACCATTCGGAAACTTCGGACGCCAGTACGTCTCCATGACGGGCTTCTGCTTGGGACGCTCGACCGGCACGACCGTCGGACGCCCGTCGATTTCCGAGGTCACGACTTGGTAGCCGACTGTCTCGAAGACGGTCAGTCCGTCGGTATCGGTTTGCGGCTCGGTTTGCGGCACGCCGTCGACGATACGCTGCCGTTCGGCCATCTCGAGCGTGTCATCTCGAATCCACGCTTCGATGACCTCAACGCTGTCGTCATCGGCGGCGCGCCATTCCGGGTTGGCACGAGACACCTGCGGCGAGGTAATGTTGCCGTTGATGTTCTGGGCCGAAACGATACGGTACTGGTCGCCTTGCGCGCCTTCACGAACGTAATCCCGGTCGCGGTCGCGCGAATCGCTCTCGTATAAGCCGCGTACCTGATATACCACGTCGGCCTTGTCAGGGAAGTTCCGGCGAATCCAGCCCATCGACACGTCATCGACGTGAATGATGTACTCAGCGTCTTCGATGCCTGTCGCGGTCCGATTCGTGAAAACACGATACGGCGCAACGATGGTGTCGACGTGCGCTCCACGCCCACCGTTGGCATACGGGTCGTACACGGGCTTGACGAATCCGGTTCCCCAAATCAACCCGTACAAAACAAACAACGACAGTTTGCCTTGGCAGTCGGTCGTATCCCAGTGCGCGTCCATCTTTCGGCGCAAAAGGTCGGCAGCGTTCTCGGTTCCGGCAATAAGCGGCTCGACGGAGAAACGCGGCTTGTTGTCGGTCATCACCGCAGCGATGAACGTGACAATCGCCCGAATACGGTTAATGGTAATCTTGGCGCGATAGGTCGGCCAACGAACCGGCCACACGTCACCCGTAAACATCGCCCAGGCGACGTCGAAGTTCTCGTACGGCTCGCGAGCCTTCTTCGCATCGGAATAGAACGTGTTGACGCGTTTGACGATCTCGAACGCGTCGCGTTCTTCCGGCGTTAACTCCGGCTCGTCGGAGCCCTCCGGCGTGCCGTTATCGGCGGCTTGCTGCGAACGCCAAATCTCAAGCGGGACGAGATTGGGGTCTTCATTCGAGAGCAGCCGCGTGTTCGTCGGCATCGCTCTACGGAGCCGTTACGACTTCCGCAACCTTCGCTACATAGACGCCGGCATTCGAGTTCGACGACGACGTGCTGTACGCCGTCGTGCGAGCCGTCTCCAAAGGATAGTACGTCGTGCCCGAGGCGAGTTGCACGATCCACTGCGGAATCGCTCCGCCCGGTAACTCGACGTGCGGCCCGACGCCCGTGCCGTCGGCGTAGACGACCTCTTGCAACTGGGCCATCTGGACCTTCGCGTTTGCGTTCGCGGCCGAAAGAGCGACGGCGGCGTTGAGCGCCGCCTGCTTTCCGGCGTACACCGTCGCGCTACTCCCGAGAATGACGACCCATTGAATGTCGATCGCCTGCTGGTAGACCGTTGGCATCGTTACCTCACGCTCCGATACACGCCGCGTTCCACGGGTTGCAGCCCAGCGCGAGCGGCGAGTTCGCGACGGCGGACGTTTGAGGATACTTCACGGTTCGTCATCGGACGCATCTCGAGCGCCGGGCGACCGTGCAGGTTCGGGTCGCCGGGAGCTACCCGCGTACCGACGACCTTCTCAACCGGCGGCATCCCCAAGTTCAGGTGCGCCGTGCCGTCGGCAATCCGCCGCGGGTCGGTCGAGTCCTCGCCCGCGGCGTCGATACGAGCAGCGGCCACTCCCTCGAAAGGGTGCGCCTTGCGCCAGCACGCGAAGCACTGCGGAGTCTTTTCGGCGACCGGCGCGAGATGCTCGCCACCGCACTGCGAGCACGCCCGCATTTCGTGCGACACGTCTAAGGCTGGCAGTTCCACATCCCAGGCCGAGCGCAGATACGACCGACGGCGGTTTTGGCCTCTCACGAGGTTCATGGTCCGTTCGCTCCGCGCTCAGATTCGCGGGAATCTACCGACGGCTCGGAACGCTACGAACTCCAAAAGAGCCCTTCCGTCAGGTTCTCCTCGCCGGCGTCCCGACGCGAGAGCCCGGGAATGTACGCATGAGAGGTCGGGCCGAACGGATCCCACGACGTTTCCTCGTCGTCTGCCGTATCGAAAAACGACTGCTGCGGCTCGAGCACCTCTGCCTCACCGGGGATAGTCGCAGCGCGCAGCCGCAGGTGCATACACAAAATCTGAAACGCCGACACCATGTCGTCGTGCTTGCCGCCCGACCCGCCGTAGTCTTCGGCGTAACCTCCCTGCCCGTGCTTCTGATAGCCGCTCATCTCTAAGACTAGCCGCTCGTCGGGCACGTCGATCGTGTCCCCTTCGACCATGCGCACCGACGACGACACCATGAAGGGCTTCGTCTTGTCGTTCGTCTCATGGCCTAGATGCTTCGATGCGGGCATACCTTGTTTGCCGGGAAACTCGTACAGGTAGACCGGCGCGTACAGTTGCTTCTTGTCGATGTAGATGCAAAGCGCCCGGCCCGGACCTGTCCACTCGGGGATGAGTTGTGGAGCCGCAACCTTCTCGCCGACCATTTTCCGCAACGACCAGGCCAGCGCACAGCACACCTCAGCAAAGAGTAACTCGTTCAGCCGCCCGCGCCAGGTCATAATCACTTCGTCGCGGGAGAGTTCGTTGAGCACGCCGACGACAATCGTCGATAGATCACCGTCTCGCGTATGCCGCAAGCCGCTCGCAACGTCGCACGCGATGAGGAGCCGCTCGCCTTCTTTGGGCCAGCGGTAGACTTTGAGGTTCTTCCACGCGCCGTTATTGACGTGAGATGCGCGGCCTTGCGCCTTCGCCTGCCACATCTCCAGGAAGACCGGCGTGCGAATCGTCTCGTGAATCGGCAGGTGCTTATTCGCTTCATCTGACTCGCCCCAGTACACGTCGCCTTCCCAAATCGGAGGACGGACGGAGTTTGCCATGAGGCGTTTTATCGCCGCGCGCGGGTAGACCGATTCTCCCGACATCAAAAACGCGGTCGCGAGATCGGATGGAAACGCCTCGTCAAACACCTCCGGGTTGTTATTGAACGCCGGGCCGGCGCGCACGGTCCTGTACCACAGCATTTGCTCGAGCGAGACGTGCGGAAACCGCTTGATGACGTCTTGTTCTTCTTTGGTCAGCGAGCGCTCGAATGCCGAGCGTTTCGATATATCCTCGAACGGAATCGAAAACGACACGCGCATCTCGTGCCACGGGATGAACACGAGTTCCAACTGCCCGTATTCCGTGCCTTTGCGTTCGTGCGCCGCGAGCACTTGGTGGTAAAACCACTGCCCGGGGCCGTCCATGCCGTTCGGAGTCGATTCGATATACAGCGCAGAGTGCGCTTCGTTGACGAGTGTCGGCTGGATTTGCAAGAACAGCCGCGCGCCGTCGGGATAATGGCCCGCTTCGGTCGCATGAATATTCTGAAACCCAAACGACAAGTACGAGTCGAGCGACTTTGACGACGCGAGGTACATGCGCGAGCCGGGCGGGTCGGCGAGAAACAACTTGTCTTTGGGCGGGTTGTTTCGGAACTCAGGCGGCAGATCGGGCCGCAGTTTGAATGTGTAACCTTCGACTTCGAGTGTCTGCGGCGTATAGAACCACATCGTCCGGGCCATGTCGAGCACGTTTTCCGACGGGTTCTTCTCGTTTGCGATGATGAGGCAACGCGTGTTGGGATGCACGCACATATCGTCATACATGAGCGCCATAACGCCGGTCGACAGCCCAGCGCGACGCGATTTACAGATGATGAGCCGAACGGGTTGGCGGCGGTCGCGTTGCTTGCGGTACTTGCGGTACAGGTGGATTTGCGCTTCGTTGAACCGCAAGGGAATGATTTTCCGCGTTTTCGCTGCGAGAATATGGTAGAGGTTCTCGATGCGGAAGCGGTCGTCCGTCGCAAAACGCTGAAGCCGCTCGCGGTTCTTCGGGTCCTTGATTTTGAGCGCGGTGACGTCGTACACGTCAGGTCAGTCCTGCGCTATTGCGCGCTCCCTGGCTTTGGTTCGGTCGCGCTCAATGACGCGATCGAGCATCGCTGCAGCCTTCTCGCTGCCGTGCTGCGTCGAAAGCATGAGGTACGCCGTACGCCGCGCGACCATCTCGATAACGTCGGGGTCCATGCGGAACACGTTGACGTTGCCGATGATCCAGCGTTGTCCGTCAGGCGTCTCGAACTCGAATGGGCCGAGGGGCTTGGCTTGCCCGAGAACCACTAGAAGCCTCCCTCGGAATCGCCGTCGTCTTCGTGCGCCGGAATCTCACCGGACGCCGCGTGAGCAGAAGCGGCAAGCGCCTCGATGCGCTCGGGGTTGAACGGCTGCGTACCGTCGAGACACGCCTCGATTTGCGTCATGGCCTTTCCATAGACTCGACGCGCCAGTGCCTCAATGCGCTCGTCACTCCACGTCTCGGGCAGGTTCATTCATGCTCCTTCGCAACAATGTCGGGGACAAAGGTCCGCGGGTCGATGATGCCATGCGCGCTGCAAATGGCGATAAGGTTCGATCTATTCATAGCGTAAAGACGCCGCTGCGCTCTCTCGACGTGATGGCTGACAACTCGCATCGACTCGCCAATCATCGACGCAATCGCAGAATCGGAGTAACCCTTCGCCGCCAAGTCGATGATCTTCACCGTATCCGAGTAGCGCATATGTGGCGGGTCGATGCGGTGGCCTTCACCGGCTTTCGGCGTATCGTTTCGCTTTTTCATCAACTCGTTGAAATCGCGGATAGGGACGTGGTAGGCATCGCATAGGTCGCAATAGATAATCGACGCGTACAGTTGCATCCGCGCGAGAAACGTGCGCCGCATTTTCGACGCATCGGACTTGTCCTCGAACGCCGCCATTGGACAGGTCATTCTTCGTCCGGGGCGCTTTTGAGCGTAAGGGTCGTGTCGCCGGCATGTTCGTCGTCCAGCGGCTTTGCTGCACCGGGCTCGTGCGCCAACACCGAGTCGATGCTCGTCAACGGCTCTTTAGGCTGGTCGATGGTGTGAACGCGCTTTTGCGGATGCCCTTCAAGCGCGACGCCTCCGACAAGTGAGGCGAGATGGATCGTCACGGTCTGTTGTGGCGGCGGTTCGTCTTTAATCCAACCGGCGAGTTTTGCAAGAGGCTGCGCCGCGCGTACGGCTCGGTCGCCTGGACCGAACTCGACTTCCTCAAAGAGACGGTCGATCGTGGCTTTGCGCCGTGCTTCGTCGGCGTCGAGCGTACGGCGGAGAATCGCTTGAACGCCTCGTGTGTTGAGCACCGCTTCGCGCAAGGCCGTCTGCGCCTTGACCTTGGCGACGGCCCCCTCGCCCGTAATCTTCCCGCTCACCCGAAAGCCGAGGCATTTCAACGCCGTCTTCCAGTCGCCAGCGGATTGCATCAACGCTCGCGCGGCAAACCGATCGCGTATCTCCTCGGGTATCATCATCCAGCCGTCGAGGTCTTGCGGCTCTGCGCCGAGTTTCTCTTTGAGTTCCGCAAGTTCTGCTTCGAGTTCTTTAACGCGCGCCTTGTTGTTGCGCGGATGGTCTTTCATATCTATCACGAACGATACTCTCGCGAGCCGATCCCGTCGCTAACGCCAACTTCGTCGGCCGCCTCGAACACTTCGCTCGGTTGGCCGGAATGGCCGTTACGTCGCGCGAGTAAGAGCGCGGCGCGTAACTCTGCGTCAGTCGGCTCGGGGCGGTCTTCGGGACCGAGCCGCATCTGTTGTAGCATCTCGTTTGCGTC